GGTGTAGCAAGAAAACAACACGCTTTTGTTGATACTGATGGTAATAGATATGTGGCTATTGGTACAGATAAATTTTTACTTTTATACTTTGAGGGCCAATTATTTGATATAACCCCTCTTGCAACTGCTATTACAGGTGCAACATTTACTTTTAATGGAACGACAACCGTAACTCTTACAACATCTGCAGATCACGGAATCGCTGTTGGGGATATAATAAGACTAAGCGCAACAACTTTACCAGGCGGTACGACAGGTGTTACGACAGCAACATTTAATGACACAAACTTTCAGGTTCTATCCGTTCCAACTTCTAAAACTTTAACTATACAAGCAGCAACCGCGGGTTCTGCATCTACTGGGGGATCAGTAACAATCACTCCTTACGAGGTGGTGGGTCCTGCTGCACAATCGTATGGTTATGGTTTTGGTATTGGAAACTATGGTGGTACAATTACCGGTGTTGCACAGACAGAATTAGATGGATCGTTGAACGCAGACACTGCTGGTACAGGTGGATCGGGGACCGCGGTTACTGTAGACTCAACTACTGGTTTTCCATCTTCAGGAACTATTTTAGTGGATAGTGAATTAATTACATACACATCAACAAACTCTACACAATTTTTAGGTATCACTAGAGGTACAAATGGAACAGCAACTCCAGGCACATCAAATGGTCAGGCACACTCAACAAATGCAACGGTTCAAAATGCAACTGAGTTTACAGGATTTGGTAGTGCGGTACAGGCATCCACTGTAACTCTTGAGCCAGGACTTTGGTCTTTAAGTAATTTTGGTGAGGTATTAATTGCTACAATTGCAAATGGTAAAACATTTAGTTGGAACGCAGGGGCTGCTAATCCAACAGGCAATAGAGCTTCAACATCTACATCAGGATTTGAAACAACAAATAATCCAACAGCAACTCGAGTTACATTAATATCACCAACAACACGTCACTTAATTCATTTTGGAACAGAAGTAACAATAGGCTCACCTACAACACAAGATGATATGTTTATAAGATTCTCTGTTGATGAAGATATAAATAATTATACACCTGAAGCAACAAACACTGCGGGCACACAAAGACTTCAAGATGGCACTAAAATTATGGGTGCTTTAGTTGCAAAAGAAAATATTCTAGTGTGGACTGATAATGCATTATATGCAATGAAATTTGTAGGTGCACCATTTACATTTGGATTTGAACAAGTTGGTACAAACTGTGGATTGATAGGTAAGAATGCAGCCATAGAGATTGATGGTGTTGCATATTGGATGGGTAATAATGGATTTTTTTCTTTTGATGGTACAGTTAATACATTACCTTGTTCTGTTGAAGATTTTGTTTACGATGATATTGACACAACAAAAGGTCAACAGGTTTGTGCAGGTATAAACAATCTATTTACCGAAGTTATCTGGTGGTACCCAACAGGTAGTTCTACATTTAATGATAGATATGTAGTTTATAATTATGGACAAGATAATGCTAACTTACCTATGGGTAATTGGTACACAGGTACAAATACAAATTCAATAAGAACAACTTGGATTGACTCATTAGTATATCCT